AAAGAGTGGGACGATGTCAAAGCGGAACGTGCAAGACTCCAGGCTGAAAGAGAAGCTATTGAAGCAGCCAAGACTGCAAGGGCTGGTCAAGAAACTTCTCCAGCAAAGACAGAGGCAAGTTCTAGCAAGTTTAGCGCGGATGACTATCGCGAAGCAGCAAAAAGCTATCGTGATGAAGGCCGTGACGATCTTGCGAAACTCGCTGAAAGCAAAGCCAACGAGATTGAAACTTCTGGCAAGAGGGAAAACGAACAAAAGGCACAGACGGAATGGAAGAATGCCTGGGATCAAAACCTTTTGCGAGAAGTCGATGCGAATCCAGAATTAAAGGATTCTTCGAGTAATCTCTACAAAACAGTATCAACGCTATTGCAGGAACACGCGATTCTTAGGAACTATCCTAACGGAATCAATGATGCTGTAGGATTGGCAAAGATGAGGCTCAAGGCGGACGCTGCCTCTGACTTGGAAAAGAAGATTGCAAAGTATGAGTCAGAATTGACTCAACTAAGAAAGGCAACGACACCTGCAAGCGGTCAACCTTCTGGCCCTGCTCGCGTCAAAGCTTTTCACGAACTCTCCTCTGAGGAGCAGGGTCGTGAACTGCTTCGAATGGCAGCAGAAGCCGATAGATCGTAACAGATTAGTTGCTATAAAAGGAAAATAATAACATGGCTTATGTAACTACAGGATCTGTGTCTTCACAGTTCCAGGCGTATTTTTCCAAGATGCTCTTGGAACGTGCGCTCCCCTTGCTCCAGATGGAGCAGTTCGCAATGAAGGTGGCGTATCCTTCGAAAACTGGCGGAAACAAAACTATCCGCTTCTTCAAATTTGATAATCCCGCGATTGACAAGATCGTTTCCCTCTCTGAAGGAACGACTGTTAGCGATGGCTCGGATCAGCGTCAGCTGACCCTGTCTACTGTTGAAGCAACCCTCCAGCAGTACGGCAGTCAGATCGTCCTCACCGACGTTCTCTTGGCCACCGAATTGTTCAACCACCTCGCCCAGGCCACCAAGCAGTTGGGTGAAGATGCTGCTCTGCACGCCGACACTCTGTGTCACCGCGCGCTGATCCAAGACTCTTCCACCTCGACTGGCACAAACGTCGCCACGAAGTCTTATGCTCGTTACGCGCAGAACAGCACGAACGGCACGACCTTCGCGACCAGCTCTGTTGCTAACAGCGCGATGACCTCCACCGACTTGCTCGACGGAGTGACTGCATTGTTCATCAGCCGTGCGCCCAAGATCAAGGATTCTTACGTCCTTGTCGCTCACCCTGCGGTCATTCGCGACCTCCAGCAGGATGACGATTGGTTGAAGGTTTCGAGCTATTCGAACCCCGACGCCATCTTCAAAGGTGAAATCGGTTCGCTGTTCGGATGTAAAGTCGTTTCCAGCACCAACGTCCAGACGTTTGCTACCGCTGCTGCGGGCGTGGCGTCTGCCTCGACTGCTGGCAATGCCGTCTATGGAAACATCCTGCTCGGCGGAAACGCCTTCGGTGTTCCTAGCTTGAACTCAATCGTTGCTAATGGCTCGCCCTTCGCTCCGAAGGTCACGATCCTTGACGCTGCCGATAAATCCGATCCGTATGGACAGCGCGTTGTTGCGTCCTTCAAGACGTTCTACGCTGCCAAACAATTGGATACCACGTTCTTCCGCGCGATCTTCGCGAAGTCGAACTACAGCTAAACAATTAAATGGGAACCATGCTAGTAATTGGTATGGGTCCTCGTAAGGACGCTGGGGAGGATAAAGCCTCCCCAGCTCCTAACAATGGAGGTCGTATGCACGAAGGAATGGATAATGGTGGTGAGATGAAGATGCCGAAAGGCATGGTCATGTTGCCTGTATCGATGCTTGAAGTTAACGATGGCGGAGATGCTGTTCCTCCTTCGGAAGGCGATCACGTTGAACTCAGCGGTGTTGTTCATATGGTTAAAGGTGGAGTAGCTCACATCAAAGTTAATGACGCTATGATGGAAGGCGAATCTGACAATAATCAACAAGACAACATGTCTGAGGAGGACAAAATGCGTGCGCTGGCCCAGAAGGCCGACGAGGAGGCTTACAGCTAATATGCCTGTCTACCAGTATCTCGATACCCGTAAAAAGTCTATCGTAGAACTGGATAGGTCAGTAGCTGAAAGGGACAATGTCCCGAAGCATCTGAAGCGGTTTACTGTCCCACAACGATTGGCCCTGGTTGGAGTTGGCGAACCCCTCGACAACCCGCTGGGAGCAAATAAGACAAATATTATGAAGGGGTACTACAAACAAGAACAAAAGCTTGGGAGTAGATTTAAAAGCGAGTTCAGCGCGGATCAAGTGAAACGTGCCTGGAGTCGAAAAGGAGATTAACAATATGGCTAATGAATTTGTACGCAGTACTCGTAAGGCCAAGGGGAAAGCTTTGCGCTTTGATACCCAAGGCTTCACGAACGTATTTGAAATCACGGCAGCTTCCAGCGGTGGCACGGTGAATACCGTTGCTACGGCTCCTGCTTCCTTGAATGTGACTCTTAACGGCACTTCTTACAGAATTGCCCTGCACACCTAATGTCACGCGCATTAGATAAATTCCAAGCTCAATACGGATTTTCCGTAGGGACGCAAGGAACAGCTCCTGCTGGCTACTGGGCAATCCAAATGCTCTCAGATACCACGTTTAGCGCGATTAGCGGTAAATATGATGGCACTCTGACGGGCGTTACGATTGGCTCTG